ACTACCTGTACTGATCCAGCAGTACCACCACCAGTAATTGTGGCTCTGGTATTTAAGGTAACACCAGTAGAGGAAACATAGACTGGCAATGGGCTAGTCGAGGTGATTCGGGTGGCATCTGAAGTACCACCAAATACTATTTTGCTTAGTGGAACATGCGCGGTAGCACCATAAACATCGATAACGAAATCAGTTGCAATGGTTGCGGTAAGACCGCCAGCGATACCTACATTCAAATTGGGATCAGTATTATCAGGCATTTTTTCTCCAAATTACACTACTATATAGGGTATTCAACATGCTTATAGAACCTACTTTTAAAAATGAGTTTTCGAAGTTAATCGTGGAATATGTTTCTAAAAATAATTGCACCTACATGGACGCAATTTTAAAACATTGTGAGGATTATCAGATTGAGCCAGAAGGGGCTGCAAAACTGCTAACCAAACCAGTAATCGAAAAGTTGATTGAGGAAGGAAGAGATCTTCATATTCTGCCCAAAAAGGCCAAACTTCCCTTTTGACTAATCACCAGACTTTGGTATACTACACCATCGGCCAAGGGAGTTCCTTGGGAAAAATTTAAGGAGACTATATGTCATTTAGCGATTTTAAGAAGCGTTCGAAGTCCAGCATTGAAGATCTTACCAAGAAGATCGAAGACCTAAACAAGACTGCCGATTACAAAGATGATCGGTTCTGGAGGCCAGAAGTTGACAAGGCGGGTAACGGCTATGCCGTGATTCGTTTTCTTCCAGCCTGTGAAGGTGAGGATGTTCCTTGGGTCAAGGTTTACTCACACGGCTTCCAAGGCAAGGGTGGCTGGCTGATCGACAACTGCCCAACCACGCTTGGTCAGAAGTGTCCGATCTGTGAAGCCAATAGCGAACTTTGGAACAGCGGTGTCGAGAAGGACAAGGACATTGCCCGTAACCGTAAGCGTAAGCTAACCTACATCAGCAACATCCTTGTTGTCAGCGATCCTTCAAACCCTCAGAACGAAGGTAAGGTGTTCCTCTTCAAGTACGGTACGAAGATCTTCCAGAAGATTCAGGAGGCCATGCAGCCTCAGTTCAAGGACGAGGAAGCCATCAACCCGTTCGACTTCTGGAAGGGTGCTAACTTCAAGCTGAAGATTCGTAAGGTGGCTGGTTATACCAACTACGACAAGTCTGAGTTTGACGGTGCGGCTGAACTCTACAAGGGTGATGACGAGAAGCTTGAGAAGCTGTGGAAGACACTGTACAAGCTTCAGGACTTTGTTGCTCCTGCTGAGTTCAAGTCATATGACGAACTTAAGAAGAAGCTCAACGATGTTCTCGGTGGTGACATTCGCAGCGTTGCCCCTGCCGCTAAGAGAGCGGAGGACGAGGACGAAGTGGCTGAAGCCGTTCCTGCTCGTAAGGCTCCCAAGCCTGACGAGGACGAAGATGCGCTTGAATACTTCAAGCGACTGGCAAAGGAAGACTAAAATCCTCTCAGCCCAAAACCCTCCACCTCGGAGGGTTTTTTATTTCTGCAAGAAAGTTTCGTAAATCATCCTCATATCCGGAGGAAGCATTTACAACTCTGTACTTGTCCATCGTAGAAGATGCACCGGGACTAACTACAGCACCTTTTCTAGACAAAAGCATATCGACTTTTTGCTTTTGCTGTTGGATTTCTGTATCTAAAGAATTTATTTTTTCTTGAACAATATTTCTTGTATTTTGATCTAGACCTTCAGCAGACTCAAGAAGTTTTAATAAATTATCTCTTTCGTATTCATTCTGTTCTATTTCGCTAGTATCCTGAAGCTCTAAGGGAACTTCATCCTGCATTTCTTGCGGAATATCTTCAGGAAACATTTGTTCCCCTAGACCGGGGATTCCCGAAGGTTCAAAGCCAGCAGGAATATCCGCTGGCATCATTTCAGGGGGGAACATCTGTTCTCCAAGACCAGGTTCATCAAAGACAGGAATGCCTCCGTCTGGATTTAGACCAGGATCGTATCCAGGCATTTCTTCAGGAAACATTCCTGGACCAGATTCATAATCAAATTGAGATGGAGCATCAGTCTGAGGAATCAAACCTGAATAGTTCCCCATGTTCAAATTTGGAGTGCTTCCAAAATCAAACAAAGAATTTTGCCCAGCATTTGGTGTTGGCAATTCGCTAGGGAACATCAGTAGATCTGTTTCAGGCATTCTTGGAGGTTTCCTCTTCTAATTTATTCTTGTGTTGATTGAAATATATGTCTCGTTCCCATGGTATGCAATCCTCAAGTTCACTTACGCTTAACACATTACTTGATGATAAGAAGTAACTAATTTTATAGTAAATCATCAAATCAATGTGATTTAGGCATATGTAAAAAAATTCAGTACGCCATCCAATCTCATCTTTCTTACCATACCATCAGAAGTTGTATAAGACACAACTGCATAGGTCTTTGGCAGATTGATTACGAAATTTTTGACTTGTTCGTTTTCCTTGGTAGTAAAGTTTTTTATGATCTGCCCAAGTTCATCTTCAGATAGATCAGCAAACTCATATACAACATCATCACGATAAACCTTGTCTATTGATGCCTGTATAAGATGGGCCACATCAAATTTTCCGCTTACCGAAAAGATTTTTCTGAGAGTCGGTTCTTTGAATACAATCTTGAAGCTGCTGTCCAAAGCCAATTCAAATGTTGTATTTGATTTTGATACATTCAGTTGAGAAAGATCCAAATCTGTTTTAATCTTCTCCGATGTCACAGGACATGTAAAATTAGTTTTTACAATTTCTCCTACGGACTTGCTTCTCAGATTGCAGAACAAAAATTCTACATCCTGAAGTGTTAGGGAATCGACATCAAGATCTTCAAAGCATGAAGATAGAAGCTGTACAACATTTTCGATAATCAAGCGAGGATTTTGTTCTTGCTTGATGAGAAGTAAAGTTTTTTCGTCTGAAACCAAAAATGGTCGAAACTTGATTTCTTTTCCTGTACTCGGACGAATGCATGAATATTTTGGTAAGTTTCTAGTTAAATTTTTCATAATATCTCTCAATAAACATGATACGATCTGAAATTAAAGATTACATCATAAGTCAAGAATGTATTTGAAATGGACGCATCCATTTCAATTGGGATTATTCTTATGGGATAAACTTCACGGAATCTGAATGTTGCTTTTACTGTTCCGTTGGTGTCCAAGCATTGAACTTCTGCGCCACCATTTTTGGCAAAGTTTGCATAAGGTCTACCGAAGCTAAAACCATAGAAGAATGCTGGATTGCTTCCGTCATTTGCCAAAGCGTTCATCCAGTATTCGATCATCTTATAGGTTTTCCAGTCTTGTTCTACGGGAAATGTTATCTGTAAAGATGGATCTCTACTGCCGTAAGAGATATTTATTGGGACTAAACGGCCAAATCCTGGACCGGGGAGCTTATCTGAAATTGCCTGTATTTCTCTACCACCGAATACCACTCTTTGGGCGGGAATGGTATTTGTTGCTTCAGTTGGAGAATAAAGAGTTACATTAAATCTGTTAGTTCTTTGTAATCCACCAGCCTGATTGATTATTCTTTTGATATCTTCTATGGAATTCATTTGAAGAGGTTCTTTTCTGTTAAGAGTTTAAATTCCCAGTCATTTGTCTCGCAAACAGACTTTGCGGCAGTCCATTTTGCTTCATTTATGACAAAAGTAACCACTTCGTTCTTATAAGATTTTCTTTTAGGATTAGTCGGTTGCTTAGTTTGTTTATCTGGTTTTACTTCTACGATCATGGTTTTTACCGATCCGCCCTTATCTTTTAGCATAACTAAAAAATCTGGATAGTAAGTATGCTTTTTGTTATCTACTGGAGAGATATAGGGAACCTTGACGCACTCGTAGCACCATTTCATAACGCTGTCGGTATTATCGAAATACTTGCAAAGTTTTCTCTCCCATAAGGATTTGCATAGTATTTTTTCACAATTACCGACATACTTATCCTTGTTCGTTGGTACAAATTTTGTTTTGTACGGCATAGAATATATAGTATGAACCAAAATGCCATTTCAATTTCCACTAGAAGATGTTGCAGAAATACCTTACGGCGTTCTTTTTGAAGCCGCCGAATATAGCGTTCTAGCCGCAGATAGAACCAGAGGAGCCATATCTAATAGAAGACTTGATTACATTCTTTTACCTCTTCCATTGGGTATAAATGTATCTACTCAGCATGGTTTTGCTGAAGGACCTAACCCGGTAGGTCCAATACTCAGTGCAGCTGGTGAGGCTAATGCTGGCTCTGCTTCCGCTTTATTGAAGAGAGCATTTGCTGATCCTGTAGCAATGATAGCAGAAAATATGAACTCAACTACGACTCAGCAGATGTTTTCAAACATCACTGAAATGTCATTGATAAGTGAAGCCAGAAGAGAATTCAGATTTAAGTATTTGATGGTTCCAAAAACATTCAACGAATCTACTGCTATTGGAAATATATGCGAAGCATTCAGAAGTGCTTCATATCCTCTTGCTACAAATGTACCAGAAAGAGTTCTTCCTCCATTCCTGTGGCGTTTGCAAGTGGTCGGACAAGGAGATCCAGCTCAATTAACTACTCTTTGGTTGGGGGATCCTCTTGTTTGTGTTTTGGCAACTGTAGAAGTCAATAAAATTCCTTTCGGTGACGAAGATACTGCAAGATTCTTCCAAGATGGTGCTCCAATGGCAACGTCATTGACACTAATTTTTAAAGAATTTGAAACAGGTACATATTATAGAGGAGCTGTTTACAGCAAATCAGAAATTTCACAGATAATTAGACCATGATTTTTGGAAAATTCAACACAATTTCTTATGACTTTAGCGGAATCACTCAACCAGTAAAAGATTTGAGTTCTGAGTATGATTTAACTCAGTATAGTTCTGACTTTTATGGCAAAAAGATTGATGAAAATGTTTTATTAGATAAGCTGTCGTTTGAGCTATTTAATAATCACAAGTATTACTTCGCTCCTCTTTATACTTCGGGAATGGTAAATCCGTTTGAAGAACTTCCACCTCCAACCAAAAAGATAGAAGATACTCTACAGAAGTATACTGCGATATTTGGTAACTTTAGTGCAACTTTTGCCGGAGGAGAGTTAATTGGAACTCCAACTTCTGGTTTTAGTGCAGGATTTGACATAACAACTAATTTTGCTTATGTCATAGATCAGGATGTAGAAATTAGAAAGATCAAAGCATTGATGGTTGGTACTTTAGGTACTGGCAATTTACCAGTATTCAAAAAAATAAACGGTCAATGGCAACAAACAAACTCAATATTAATTTTTGGAACTCAAAATTATTCGGATTCTCCTGTAGAGTTTATAAATGAAAATAATATTGTTATTACAGATTCAGATGTGAATCTATATTACTTGACAGGAACACCGACTGGTGGTTATGTTACAGTAAACGAAAAGGAAAAATTGATCAACAACACAAATATAATTAATGTGCCTAAAGAGAGTGTTGTTCAGCTTATTGAGGATAATGTAAATGGCAGTAGCTAATCTACTAAGTATTAATTCTATAAAAATTACTCATGCCAGAACCAAGAATGAATGGGTTGTTGTAACAAATAATCAGAGTAATGGTTATTTAGAGCAATTAACTTTTGATGAGAGTATCTTTGGAACAATCCCGTCCGGTACTCTTATATTAAGAGATCCTGGTGACATGATTGGTGATTTCAATTTCACCGGAAAAGATCTTATTCAAATTAATATAACAGATAGATTCGGAGAAATTATTGATCTACCATATTACTATGTGTATCAGGCTGCTAGAGCCACAGATTATGCTGACAGAACACAGCCAAGATTAGTAATACTTAAATTTATTCATGAATCTTATTTCTTTAACGAAAGACTTCCTTTTAAATTTGAAGAAGATATTAAAGATATTTGCAAAGCAACCCCCGAAGGAACTTTTGATGGAGATAATTGGGTTCAAAAATTGTTTGAACAGTATTTCATAGACGAGGAATATAATCTTTCTTCTACTGAAAATTATGCTTGGTTAAAACCAAGGCCAATGACATACCCAAGTGGAAGAGTGGTGGATCATAGCAAAGTTTTAACTTTGCTGAACTATTTGGCTGAAAATGCAAATACAAAGAAAGAAGAAGATAAAACTAGAGCAGACTTTTTCTTCTGGAAAGATTTAAAATCTACAAATTTTATCTCTTTAGGCGAATTGATAAAAGAAGATTCAAAGATGGATTTTGGTATTCAGGCCAGAGATAGCTTGGATACTTTTGACGAAACAGGCCGTCAAAAGATCGACAGTGTTAGATTTCATCCTGCTTTGTCCTTAATGGAATTGGAAAATTCAGGAGTATTTGCATCTTATTATGAAAGAGTAGCACCAAATCTTTCAAATCCATTCTTTAACTATTCTGATTATGGAATTGGAATAACAAAATCTAATATTTTGTTTAAGATAGAAGAACATTTTCCCAAAGAAATTTATCAAATATATGAAACTTCACCTTCAACTCAAAATCCATTTGAGCGTGGAGATGTAGAAAATTTAATAAAATATGATCAAGTAAATTTAGAATTTTATGATCCTGCTGTAGGTGCAACTATGGCTACCTATACCAAACGCTTTTATGATGATGGTAAGTTTGGTTATTTTGATAATTCATTCTACAATAATAGCGTATATGAGCCAAGCTATACTTTTTATACTGAACAAGGAGTAACAGCAGAAGAGTTGATGGGCCACAGACAAACACAGTTGATGTGGCAGACGATGTTTGATATTGAAGAGTTCAATCCTGTTGTTGGGCAAATAACTACAGGTCCCGGTGGTGGGCTTGGCGATGGTGGCTTAGACGAGGGAGGTGGATTCCCTCCAGATTTGTTTACAACATCTCTAGAAGCAACAGATACTATTGATAAAAATATCGCAAAGATTTACATTGGTATCAAAAAGACAGCAGCTCAAAAAAGAGCAACCTATCTTGCTTTGAGAAGAATAAAGGAAAAGTGGAACATCTTCAAATATGTTGTTTGCTGCTTAGATTCAAACACTTCTTTCTGGGCATTGATCACTGGTGCTTCTGCTATCAAGGGAGAAGGACAGACAGAACCAAATACTAGAGCAAAAGCCTACAGATATTCTTGGCAAGAAGTAGAATTTATTCCTATAAGAATTGCTGGAGTAACTTTAAATGGTTCTACATGCACTCCTACTGATCAGATTGCTGGTACAGAAATTTGTGAAGCATGTGACGTAACTTGTAATGGCCAGACTTTTGGATTTGAAGGAGCTGAATACGAATACACAGAATCAAATCCAGGCTTCAAGGTTGTAAGTTTCCAATTGGGCAGATCCGGTGGATACACACAAGGATTTGAAGCCTTCAATATTAATGAAGTGATGAACTTTGAAAATGAAAATAAAAAATATGCTGGACCAGGAACAAACTTAATTGCCGATGGATATCCTCTAGGAACCATAAATCAGGCAATCGGAAATCATCCTTCTAAAAATGATGCATGCGTTCCATTGACACATGGACAGATAGTAAAAATGTATCAAATTGAAATGCACAGCATTAGAGGTCTTACATTCTGTCCAACTCTACTAAAGAGAACACCGTACCTATATCTTTTCGACGCGCAAAATGATAAAGAAGGACCTTGTATAGAATGCTAGATCTAAAACTGTTACAGACAATCATAACGAGAACCAGTCAGTATAGAGATGCCAATGAAATATTCATGGAAGGCAGAGACTATACCTGTGCAAATCCAGATGCAATTTTCCACGGTTCTCCTAGAACACTTCAAGAATGTGAACAGAGATTCTTTGCTGGATACACAGGCATCACAATGAAGCCATCGGAGTGCGAACCCACAGAATGTTGTTTACAAGCAGCATTTCAAGATATAAAACTCTGCAATGAAATACAGACTCAGATGGGTGGAGAATATCTTGGATGTCTGTTAATAGATCCGAATGCTCCGTATTCATGCGACTGTCCTAGAGTAGGAAAGGACTTTGATAAGCTTTTAAATATTGCATTTAAAAATTCAACTTTCTGGAACACAGATCCAGTAAGCCCTCTGTATAGAAAAGCTCTGCTTTCTTTGATGAATGCTATACGAGTTGACATCAAAGTTGCAGGGACTTTTAAAATTAGTCCTGGAGATATAGTGACGATTTATGATCAGATAAATCCTCAATATCAAACAGAATACGGCAAATTAAATGGTAGATGGTTGGTTTTATCAATCAAGCATCATATATTTAAAGATAGACATCATGAAATGACTTTGACATTATCTGCTTTTGGTCGTGGTATTCCTGGAGATGTTTTCGAAGATGTTACATATTCAGAAACAGATTCGCTAGAAAGGATTCAGAGATGAGTTTAAAAGATCTAAGCATATACCTCAAAACAGATTCAAAAAGCGATATCGCAAAAATCACCAAAACTGCTTTCACCAATCAACAAATTAAAATAATTTGTCTTGGTAAACAAGGAGATACCAGATTTGTCTCCACTCCTTTTTCTATAGATGAATTGAAGTTTAATAAAAATACAATGAAAGAGTTTGTGATTTTGGCAGATTTAAACTCTCTTGTGGCAACTAACGCCAAAGGAGTTAAGAAAATTGTATTTAGTCTTGATAAGTCAAATGTCTTCAATAAGAATTTGTCAGTGATTGCTACATACACCGTTTCAGACGATGCAAATACTCTTATTTCATCGACTTATAAGTTTGTGGTACAAAAATAATACTAAGTTCTTAAATCCTAAATAATTCTATGACGCAGCCAATTAACCTAGTTGATTTAGATTACGATACGCTAAAAGCAAGTCTTGTCACTTATTTAAAATCAACTGGTGTTGGTCAGCAATTTGATCTTGATAGCCCAAATACAGCTATCGACATGATCAATGGTTTATTTACCTATAATACGCTAATATGGCTACATTATCTCCATATTTTGAACAATGAGTCTTTCATTTCAAGTGCAAAGAATGTGGAATCGGTATCGAAACTGCTTCAAATAACAGGATTTACACCCCCAACAAAGAAATCCTCTCTTGCTCTTGTGACATTTACCAAGACTAATGCTAATCTTGCCCAGATAGATCGTTTTGCAACCATGAGGGCTAGAAATGCCAGCAACAATCCCATCAATTTTTACTACATCGGACCAAGAATTACAATTGATACTGCAAGTACTTTTGAATTTTATGCTGGAACCAAGTTAGTAAAGCAATTGGCAATCAATGTTGATCTTGATAATCAGGAATTTCAAATAGCAGATAAAGATGTTGATATAAGGACCGTTCTTATTTCAGTAAACGGAACATACTGGACCAATTATACTAATGAACCAGTTGTTGGTACAACAGAAGAATCTCAAATCTTCTTCTTGGTGAAGAAAGGAGATTATTACTATGTTAAATTTGGAAAAAATCTCCAATCAGAAGATATCAATAGCATAGGTAAGTCTATAATTAGCACAGATACGGTATTGCTTTCCTATGTTGTGGCATCTGGTCAGCAGGGAAACGGAGTAATTTTCAACTCAATTACTCAATTCTCGTCAAATAACGGATTAGCTATTCCTGCCGCTACCGTGTCATCAACCACTTCGTCAGGAGGATTTGACGCTCCAGACATCAATTATCTAAAGTATCTTGGGCCAAGATATTACGGATATTCTTCATTGGTAACAAAGAGCGACTATGAAGCTGCCATAGCAGCATCTGGCTATGTTCCGGACGAAACTACCATTGGAAATCAAATTGCCGTTTTTGATGGTCAAGATTATAACGATTTCTATGGAAAGATTTATTACTCACTAATAGGTCTTGGAGCAGATTCCTCACAAGTAACATCATTAAGTAGCAAGTTATCGGCTAAATCTATCGTTGGACTTGCCATAGAATATCTTGAGAGCGATGACTTTACTGGAAAATTGAGTTTGGCTATAACATACGATTCCAGAAAGACAAATAAATCCGCATCACAGCTCAGATCAGAATTGATTGTTGGGATCAATAATGCTTATGGAAATAATCAATTCAATCACGCAATTTCAAAGGCAGATTTAATTACTCTAGTAACTGATTACGATCCTGGTCTTTCAGTTACAGACACTAATATTACCTTTGTCTTTGATAATGTGGTGGATCTTGATGTGTCAAGAAATATAAGATTCTACCATGCTATAACAAACTTTACTACTACTTTGGTGAGCACAAACCTCTCAGCAAGCCAAGTCAAGTTTGCAAATACAACTACAAATGTTCCCGAATTAAACGGATACAAGTATATTGCTGCTTACTTAAATGACGGAACATTAGTAAATTCTAAGGTCGGAGTATTCAATCCTACGACTGGTCACATACTTTTCTACGATACCGTAGATCCAAGTGCAACATTCACCATTTCCATAACCGCTAATGCCACTTCAATTGTTCCCCAGAACAATATGGCCGTGGAATACGAAGTCGATACTTTAACAGTAACATGATTCTCTTTTTCACCAATCCGAATCTTGCAGCCACAGGTGGCATAGCCCAATATAATACCGATGCTGGGTGCGAATATGCAATTAGTGTCTTAGGTACTCAATTTGATTTAGAAACACTAGCATCGACAGATAGAAAGTTTTTCTATTCCGTAGAACATCAATTTCCAGCTTGGCTAGTCAAAGAAGCTAAAGCAGATCCTGATATCAATACTATTAATTTGATTCAGAAGTATTATGACTGGGTGTTCTCGGCTAGTGGATTAGACATTTACCCAAATTACGAAGATATTCAAAATGTCTTCTACATGAATTTTAGCTCACTTAAAGAAACATATAAGTCTTTATTCTCAGATTTTGATTTCGATGACTTTGGAGAAGAGTACGAATCTGAATTGAGGCAATTCCTGATCTCCAACAAAAAGAGATTTGTGGTAAACAAGGGCAATCAAGACTCCTTTAAATATTTTATTCAAACTTTCTTTGATTCAGTTCTTGATGATTATAGCATCACTTTCGGAGTCAATGAAACCATGATTTTGAACCAGGGTGTGCTAAACAGTGATGCTTTAACTGAAGGTCGCAATAAACAAGAATTTGGTATCGTCTTGACAGCCTATATTCCTGAGAAATACCAAGACGATTTCATTTCTCTAATGAAACCTCTTGGAATTAGATTTGATCTTATCAAGGGCCAGAAGAGTTCTGTAACTTTTATTAACGCTGCTGAGAGATATTCACCTAGCACTTTGGTACTATAAATAAAGTATGCCAAATGACTCGTCCAACAGATATTCAGAAGCTGTAAGTAATTTTTTGACTGATTCTTTGTATTGGGATTATTATGCTGGCTTTGGCGTAGTTGAAGTTGGATATGCCGATAAGAGCAGCAGAGTTTCGAAGGATGTCGCTAATTCAGCTAGCTTTATAAAACGAGTCACCTTAGACAATGTATCTGCTGTTTTTACCCGAAACGACTGGGTTGCAGCAAAAACATTTAAAGTTTTTGACTATACAGATCCAACTATAACAAATAGCCTTTGCTTCAATTCGACCACAAAAGAGCTATATTTGTGCGTTGGTGATACAAATTACAATAAACTCTCTACTAGAAATAATTCTGCACCGAGCAAATTTGCACCAAGCGGTTCGAATGGTACTGTAATTAACATGGAAGATGGGTATAGCTGGGTAAAAGTAAACTATGATCCAGCTCCAATATCTTCAAATTATATCAAAGTAACTGGTATTGAATCTTTAGTTGATTTTAGAGGTTCTACTCTAGATGCTACTGGTCCAACAGGTGGAGGATCAACTGGACTTACCTTTGGTACTTGCTGCCTATATGCCACTGAATCCTGGATAGAACCAGTAACAGGAAAGACATATAATGCTGGTGATATCGTAGCATCTTACAAAGTTCCTAATCGCTGGACTTGCGGATATTTAGCCAGCCAATTAGACTTTGAAGGGGTATTTTTACCTTCCGTAACCTCCACCGAATACGGCGGATTCTTTAATATTTCTGGTCCCTCCGGTTGCACTCCATGCGGAGCTACTTATTCTACTGTTACTCCTCTTGCCTTGTTCAATGCTGGAGGATCCGGAGGTTATACGGCTGGTAATGTTTATAGACAAAATACAGATATTCTTACTGCTATTCCATCTGGTTGTATTCTAAGCGTAATGTTTAACGATAGAAGTGATGTTACATATTATTCTGATATAGAAGATCCTGAAATAAATCTAGACACTGATGGTACTATAGGATCATGCAAAGCTTATTTGAAAACAGAATTTGTTGGTGGTATCAATCGATATAAAGTTATTGGAGTTTATCTAACAAACCAATTAACATCAAGTAATTGTACTTATGTTGAAGCACCATCTCTCGTAACTGGAAATCTTAGTATTGCTTCTCTTGGCTCTCAGGGAGCACCGACCGATCCCTCAAGTTGTTTAGCTTCGATTCAGTTCAATCTTGCTCCGATTTCAGACGAATCTTACCTTAAAATTTATGATTTGTTGCGAACTACGCAAATATCTGTAGCAGTAGAACTTTCAGAAGCGGAAATCAATACGTTGTTTAATACTCCAGCTTCGTATTCTTTTGA